CAGATCCTTTAATAGCTAATAGTTTTATCATGAATATTGCTTGTGGTAGATCTAATTCAATATCGCGATTCATTTCACTATAAACATTTTTAACATGATTAAAGAATTCCATAATTGATTTTATAAAAAAATATTTAATTATAAATCAAATTTATATTTAAATAAAAAATTTGATATTATATATATAATAAAAATATAAATAATGGATACACACACAGAATTCTTAGATGAATATATGTGGTTATCTGGAGAAACATATTGTAAAAATATAACATTTAAAAGAATTACTTTAGACAATATAGCTAAAAACCATAATATTTCTCCTAGCAATTATAAAAATAAAAGATTATTACTAAATGCTATTATTGATTACTGGAAATCACTATTCAGAGATAATCCTGAATTTTTCCTCGAATATCAAAGATACCATGGTATTTCGATAGAGTTATAATTCATTAATCTTCTGTTATATCTATACTTTCTTTTACTATCATATTTACATTTATTATTAAATTGTCTCGGTATATATTGTTTTTTTAATTTAAATTTAATATTAATATTTGTCATAAAATGATCCACATAATATTTCATAGATTTATTAGTTTGTCTTAATGATAGTAATTCTTTATAATTATATGTATTATTTAATATATTTTTTATAATAATGTTCATTATATCCGTGGATTGGATTAATTCTATATGTGGATTGAATGGATCATATATATGAGGATAGTTTTTAAAATCTATAAATTTATAATTAATAAACAAATCTGACCCAGAGTTTTTATCAGAATCATCATATGAATCCTCAAAATCAATTTCAAAACCCGAATCCATTTTTTATTTAATTATAAATATAAATAATATTCAAATTTATATAATATTTAATCACCATAATCTATCATTACTTAACCAACATTTTCTAGTTTTATTTATATTATTTAAATAATTATCTATGATTATTTTTTCAACTAATTTATAATCTGTATTAAAATCACCTTTCAAATAAAATGCTCCAGGTTTATTACCATATTTACTACTTCTAACAATTAATACGGTCCCTCTTTCTCTTGCTTTTATTTTAATACATTCAGGTAATTTATTATTATTATTTGTATTATTGTAATTTTCTGGTAAATCTAATTTAATAAATTTAAGTTTACATGTACCATCTTGTGCTTTTCCTGTATCGCTACCAGAAATAAATAAATTAATCATTTTAATTAAAAATATTTAATAAATATTCAAATTTATAAATTTGATATTAAATAATTAAAATATTTAATAAAAATCATGACATTTACTTTATTCACAAATAATATTATACGATCTATTTATCATAATATAAAACATATTTATAATATTCCTCATATTAATCTATTTGAAAGAATATATTTTATGTTTCTGTCATTTATTTCAGTAATATCATATAATTCAGGTATTAATAAAAATATTAATTTCAGAACAGTTGGAAAAAAAGAATATTATATTCATAATGTAAATAAGTTTTATTTTGGAAAAGATATTGTTGTAATACCTACACTAATCCGTTCATTAAATGATAAACATAAATTAATAAATGCTATAGATTCTCTTTTAAATAATAATAATAATGTAATAATTATTATTGTAGATGACGGATCTCCATTAAATATGATGGATATAATGAATATAGGAAATGTATTATTAGTTGAACATTCTGAAAATTATGGTCCAGGTTCAGCAAGAAATACTGGTATAGAAGTAGCATTAGAACATTTTGTTCCTAACTTTATATCTTTTATAGATACCGATTGTCAAGTAGATTCTGAATGGTTTAATGTACATATGGAAAATCAATTAAAAAATCCTGGAATTTATTGTGGTCAAACAGTTGGATTAATGAATGATATTATTTCCAGATATCATGATACAATGGGTACTCTTAATGGTAGAAGTATTGATATAGGGTTATTATATGGTCCAAGTTGTAATATGTCTATATCTACAAGTATATTAGATAAATTTAGATTTGATGAAAGATTTCCTAATGCTAGTTTTGAGGATGTTGAACTATGTATTAGATTAATAAAAAATAATATTGTTCCTAAATACCTTAATGAAGCAATTATATTTCATGATTATGATAATACATTAAGAGGTTTTTATAATCAATTCCTTAGATATGGTAAATCACATCCTTTAATGTTGAATATACACCCAGAATATCATGAATGGTATTCAGTTTCTGAAGAAATATCTGTTGGTTAATATTATTTATTGATCTTTCTGGTTATTAAATGATAAGTTATCAGTTAATTCTTTGCGAACATATTGCAATATTTCATTTCTATCTACTAATTTATTAATATCTGGTATCCACCCTTTTTCTTTTATTATATCAATTATCATTGATTTTAAAACGTAATCATACTGATGATTATCTATGAATTCTCTTTCTTTCACTAGTAATTCATAATCAACTACCCCTCTGAATATAAATTGATTAGTTTCTGGATCTCTTTTTATCCAATTTAATTTTACTAAGTATTCCCAATTATTACGATGCATTTGTAATTCATCATTAATAGCAATTGATTTAGTTACGAAATCTCTAAAATTTTCAGACGATTTAATTATTGTTTTATATTCTTCAACAGCTTTATCTACACTAGAAGAAACCTTGTTTTTATATTCTTCTTCTAATTTAATAGATCTTTCATTAAATAAAGTATCTTTTGTTCGATATACCCTTAATTTATATTTATCTCTTATTCTAGATAGTTCTTCAATTACTTCCATACGAGTTTCAGGAGACCAATTACCTTCATATGGATTTACTTGTTCTTTACCCCTAACTTTCCTATTATTATGTATAGAATGTGCGATATTATGAAGAATTGATTTATCTTTTTTTTGTATTTCTTTTTTCATTCTGTTATGATCAGCAAAATTTCGCAGTTCATCTTGAGTAAAGTTATCAAAAGACATATTATTATATATTAAAAAAAATATATTTAAATAATCAAATTTAAATAATTATTTAAATAATAGTTTTTATTTATATCATGGATCAATTATTATTAAAAAATTATGAAATATTAAATAATATTAAAACTGAATATGATAAATTACTTGAAGAAAATAAATCATTAAAAGAACAATTAAATAATAATACAAAAGAATATGGTAAATGTCAAGCTAGATTATTTAAGGGAGGATATAATATTGAAAATATGACACAATGTGATAAAAATAAAGTGACTGATTGTTATTGTTTAAAACATTCAAAAAAATTATTATATGGAAATATAAATATAAAAAATACAAATGGGTGGCGGGGACATACCCAACCTCATGCAAAAAGTTTTATAAAAAAAATGAATGAATATTTTAATAATAATAATAAATGTTATGCTCGTGTTATAACTAAAGGTAACGGTGGATGGTTTAATTTTAAAAGATGTGATTGTCAAAAAGTAAATGAAAATTATTGTAATGATCATATTATAAATCTAAAAGATGGTGATGTGAGATATGTGGGATCAAAATATTTACCATTTCATTATCAGCAATATAGTAATATAAAAGTATCACATGGTGATAAAATATGGGTAAAAAAAATGGAAGAATTATTTCCTAATGTATATTTCACTGGTGAAAATATATTAGATTTAACTAAATATGATATTTATGGTAATAGCAAGTAATTTAAATTTATTAGACTTCTGGTTCATAAAATTCAGGTGATGGAATTATATCGTCAATATTTCCCCATAAAGGGCTAGGATTTGACATGTTCTTCGAAAAATCTGCGATAATTTTTGTATTTCGCTGTATTACATATACATATATGTGATTGTATTTTTTTTCAGGAATTTTATCTGATATTTTATGATCTTTTTTGTTATTATTGCTCTGATATTTAATTTTAAAAGCTCCACGTCCCATATTTAATATATTTAATATATTTAATATATTAAATATAATTCAAATTTATTTATTTTCCTTTATTAATTCCCAATCATTTTTATCCGGTGATTTAATTTGTATATCTTTTATATCTTTATATATTATATCGTCACTGAACGTTAGTTTTCTAGGTTTTAAAAATATAACTGGTTCAGTTATCGGTTTTATTTCAGTTTTTTTCTTAGGTATTACTATTTTTTTTGGAATTACTACAGATTTAATAATAGGTTTTACGACTGGTTTAGATATTATAGGTTTTTTGCTGAATAAATAATAACAAGAAAATCCAGCACTTAAAATACCGACAGAAATTATTATATTTTTCATTTAAATATCTTTTATATTATATATATTTTTAAATTCTAACAGGTGCGCAAATTAAAAAAAATATATTGCGCAAATAAAAAAAATATATTGCGCAAATAAAAAAAATATATTGCGCAAATAAAAAAAATAAAACAAAGTATAAAAGAAATATATTTATTTAATGTATGAATCGTCCATTTTTGTCTATTCTACATTTTTTACAATATGTATGCTTCGCACCGTATTGTCCGGGTTCTCTTTCTACTATGTATTCATGATCACAACTATTAACTATTTTAATCTCATATGTATGTATTAAACTATTTATTTTTTTAATATTATCTAGATATTCTTGTTCCATTTTTATTAACTTTGTATGTTTTTCTTGATCTGAGATATCTGATTCAAGAAATGATGTATCCATTTTATTATATAAATACTTATTTAATTTTCAAATTTATTTTTATTAAGTTTATATTTATATTTATATTTATATTTATATTTATATTTATATTTATATTTATAAATAATGTATAACTTAGATATTGCATATGTAGTTTCTCCAGCACCATCATATGTATGGGAACATTTAATACCTCTTTATAATGTATTTCCGGGAAAATTTATACATTTAGAGAACATCAATGTTCCTCATCATTATCCTCAATTTAATAATGCTAAAGAATTAAATGTAACGATTGAAAAAATAAAACTACCTGATTTAAATAAAAATACATTATATATATCTGCATACAATTCATTTAAAAATTTTAATATTTTTATTTTAAATCACGGTATAGATGAAGATGATATATGGTTATCATTACATAACAATAATTTAAAATTTACTAAGGATAGTATATTATCATTTATTAATAATAATAAATTACCAACATTTTTTGATATGTTTAATAATCATGTCCTTTCATTAACAAGAATAAATACTCCAAATATTTTAACAGAATATACAATAAATAAATTTAATAATATGAAAAAATCCAAATATTATAAATTAAATAGTAAAAATATATTAGTTTCTTTAACAGCATTCTCAGCACAAAATTCAATATATAATTATTCAAATATCCGAATATTGATTGAACAAATTATCATATTAGCTGACTATGGATTTAATGTATTTTTAAGAGATCATCCTATTTATAAAATCAAAGAATTTCAAACAATATTTTATAATTCAATTTTTTATGTTGATGGTTGTATATCATTATATCAACTGATAAAATTATGCGATTTAGTAATTACAGATGGTGGTTCAACATTATCTTTATCAGCATATATTGGAACAATTCCTATATGTTATTGTGTAAATCCTAATAGACATCCTAAATATAAAAATATATTCAAAAATTTAGATGGTATTATAATGAATGATAAGACATGTGAAATTTTTGTTGAAGGTATTATTTTTATTGATAAAATAATATATTTTCTTAAAAATGGTCCAGATCTAAAAAAAATTAAAAAAAGAATTAAATATACATTAAAATGGATGAAAACATTTGACCATAGTAATGATGCTTATATTATTATGAATAATATAATAAATAAATATAATTTAAGATAGATAATTATATCTAATATATATATGGATGATTTATTATTATTTATAATAATATTATGTATCTTTTTTTTAATAATGATGTTTTTTAATAAAGATTTATTAGATAAGGATATAATAAGAGTTAAGAGTACATTAGATGGTAAAGTTTATTTAGTCCGCAAATTACCTAATCCAGATCAAGCTGCTAATCTATTAGCAGGATATAAACAAGATATTATAAAATTATCTGAAAAACTCAAAGATAAATATATTGATAATGCGGATACTAAAAGTGATGAATATGAATATAGAAAAAATGGTGTAGAAAGATTATTAAATAATTTTAATGTTAATAATCTGTCCGAATCAGATCCTTATCATAAATATAAGTCATATATGATTAATAAAGGAGAGGAATTGCACTTATGTCTTAGACATACTAAAGAAAAAGGTTATGAATTCAATGATCGTAATTTAGTAATATTTACAATCTGTCATGAACTTGCGCATGTTTGTAATATCACTCTTCAACATCCGCCGGAATTCTGGGATTGGATGAAAGTTTTATTAGAAGCAGCCGAAGAAATTGGTTTATATCATCCTGTAGATTATGAAAAATCACCTGCAGAATATTGCGGAATGATTATAAATTCAACGCCATATTTATTTTAAAAATATAATATACATATTATATATATGTTGTTGTATGAATCAGGTATAATCCCGAA